GGATGACGCCCGTTTTTGAACCGATTCCCGCGCTCCTGAATGTCGCGAGCGTGCACGCCTTGTTGAACCTCGCCATCTGGTCGCGCGCAAAAAGACGCGCCAGGTGTTCTCCGCGGTTGAACGCGTCTTTTGTCAGGTCGTCAAGTTTCAGTTCGTCCGTCCTGTTCATCGCATAGTTTGTTATGCGCTTTAAAATCGCGCGCTTTATGTCTTCCTGCTCCCAGTCTATGCGCTCCAGTGAGTTCTGCACGTAAAGGCGGCGCACCTCGTCCATGTTGTCGTCAAAGAATTTCTTCTTGTCTATAGTGAACGACTGTAAAATCCTTTTTGTCTTTCCGTCCGCATCGTCAAGAAGCCTTTCAAGATATTTCTTCTGTTGTTTTTTAAATATCCTTTCAACGTCGCTATAGAATTGCTCGTCATGCTGCGCCTGCTCTTCCTGATTCTCCTCGAACCATTCATGCTCAAGGCTGTTGGCCACGCTTCCCATATTTGCACGGTTCGCGGGTTCCTCCTGCTCCTTTCGCATTTTCTCGCCCATTTCGTCAAAGACTTTCATCAGTCTCTCAAGGTTTTCTTCTTCCTTGCCGTCCGCCACAAGCGCGCGGTCAATGGTGAGTCCGTTCCTCTTGATTTTATCCTTCAGGTCTTTCAACAGCTGCGCGGCAAGTTTTTTGTACCGGCTTGCGAGTGTTTTTGCCAGCTCGTTCTCAATGGAGAACAAAGGCCGGGGGATTCCCATTCTTCTCATTCTAAGGAAGCCCTGCCGTGTCTTTGGTGAGTAGATGTAGCCGTTTATCTTGAGAGGGTAGACGCTATTTGCCATATTTCAGCCATTCAAAGGTTGTGCCGAGCACCGGTGCGATTTTCCTTATGTCGTCATCGGTCGGGTTGGATGTGGGGATTCCTGTCATCCAGCTTGAGATTTTTATTCCACCATTTGAGGCTATCTCATTCCATTCGAGCCTGCTCTCAATTTTTTTCTGCATTATGCGTCTGAATAATTCCGTCATACCTTTTTCTCCTTTTTTATCATACTTCATTGCGCAATGCCGCCAATTGCTCCCCCAACATCGCGCCCTGCGTTCAGCTGCTCCCACAGGCTCTCGTCTATTCCCTCGCTCTCGCCTGCGCCAAGCTGTGCCATTGTGTTCTCATCCAAGTCCGCGCTAGGTACAAACTTCTGCGCCACACTTATCGCCGTAGACAGAGGCACGCCCATTGCCACGAGCTGGCCCGATATTGTAGTGAACGCCTGCCCGAGCTGTGCCCTGTCGCCGTCGCTTATGATTACGCCTGTATCCGCCTTTATACTCACCTTGTCCGCTATCTTCGCCTGCTCACTGTCAAGTCCGAAGCACGAACAGACAAGAATTTTTATGCAGTTCTTAAAGCAGGGGGATACAGTGTTGAACAAAAGCCTTATAGCCTCGCTCTGCTTGAGCGTTACATCGTCCTCGTTGTCGCTTGCCAGTCCTGTAGCTTTTTCTGCAAACAGAATTGATTCGGGTACGGAGCTTGCCGCGCACAGTGCAAGACGCGCCTCGTTGATAAGGTCGCGGAATCCGGTGTATGTTCGCTCAAGGATTTTGATTTCGCCCACGCTGTTTATCGCCTTGGGGTGGAGAATGCTCCATTCCCTCATCTGCTTTTCATTCTCCTTGAAGAACTGCTTTGCGAATTCCGGGCCGTTCTCGATGATAAGCCCGTCCGCAGGTATCGCGTGGTACATCAAACTTGACTGCTGCGCCATTATCGGAAGCGACATCTTCATTATCTGGTAACTCTCAAAGTCTTTAATCCAGCCTTCGAAGTCGCTTGTAGACCAGCCCATCTGCTGTATCGCTCCCCAGAACGGCAGCTTGCTCGGACGTACCATTGCCATTCGTTCTGTGCTTACGCGTACGCCTCCGAGCGGAATAAAGAGGCTTCTTGCATAAAGGTATTCTTGAGCCGTTATGTTGTACTCCGGCACGAATACACAGTTCCAGCGGTCTGCGTTCACCCAGTATCTTATGAAGTCCTGCTTCTTTCTAAGCCCCTTAAAAAGTTCGCCTGTTGTCTTCTGGAAGGTGAGAGGGGTATCGCCGTCAAGGACAGGGTAGGCGACCGCACCGCCGAATATAAGAGCCTGCGTTATCGCCTGTGAGTATGCCTCGTTGAATCCGCATTCATTTGCGTAGTCCTCAAGCCGTGTGATGTCGTCAGGACTCATCTGTGAGCACTCAAAATGCACACCGTTCAGTGAAAGGCAGCCGGCTTTCTTGTTGATAATTCTTGCCGGCACTCCGCCGTTGGCATAGTAGGCCGTCGCCTCTGACGGTGTGATTGATACCGGAATAAAGCTTTCTGTCTGCATTCCCGGATCTATGAATGTGCCTATTCCGCTTACAGGGTTGTTGTAGCCGTCCTGTACTATTCCCTTGTTCTGCGCCAGCTTCTCCGCGTTTGCCCTTGCCTCCATATCCGCTTTCAGCTTCTGCGGAAAATCGGATATAAGCCGCCTGCGCATTTCCTCCGCGCTCTGCGTCCCTGGTCTTGCGTCCTGGACCACCGCCCCCAGCTCGTCGCGTATCGTCTCTAGCTCGCCTGCGTCCAGTGTGATTTCGCCGTAGCCGTCCTCTGTCTCCCTTGAGCCGCTCTCGTGCCTTGCGATTATCTCGAATATCCTTTTGTGATGTGGATTGGTTTCTGTTGTCTGTAGTTCTTCAAATCTTGCCATACCCTTATAGTCGTTTTATAAAAATATCTGACTGATAAAATCTTCTATTTCTGATTGCTTTTTAGTAGTTGCCGCTTGTCTGCCTGACTGGAAATGAAACGATATTAAAAAGGTTTCTGCTTCATTTGCAGCTTTTTCAATTGTTACATTTTCCACTAAGTCAAGATTGACAATCTCCTTTTCTTCTTCTAAAAACAATGCTGTCATATCCGTAATCTCCTATAAGTATTTGTTTTGTTTTATTATATTCCAAAGCCCCGCAATCGATTTGACTTCCGGGGCTTCGTGTGCTATATTATCTGTGGCGACTGACTGATTTAATTCAGCTCCGCTCTTTATGGCTGGATGTTCTCCAGCCTTTTCTATTTCCATTACTTCAATTGAATATAACCTGTGTCCGTGTTGCTTTGATTCTTTTACTGTTATCCATGCTCTTGCTTTTTGATGATTGCAAGTTATGAATATCTGATTAAATCTTTTTATTGATATAATGTTTGGATCATTATCTTTGTCTGGGTGAGTAAGTTTTAATTCTGCATTTTTGTATAAATCTACAACTCTTTCTGCTGCGTCAAAATGTTCTTCTGGTGTAAATCCATTTGCCATTGATTTATTAAGCGCTTTGTCGCTTCCAAGTTTTCCGATTGTATGTTTTGATATTTTTGTAGTTCCAATTGTGCTATTTTCAATAACTCCTTTTGTTACATAGTCCTTTAATTTATCCGCTAAATTATTTCTGTATTTTGTTCTAGTTTCATAAGGAACTTTTGACGCATATTCAAATTCAGTTTGTTTTCCTTTTTGCACAAACTGTCCGTTGTTTCCGTGTTCCATTCCATTCTCATCAATCTTGTTATCCGCCACATATCCGTATCTTTTTACGCTGCTGAACATTTCCTGTATTGTCATACATATATAGTCGCTTGCCCTAGAACAGCTCCGGCTCGCGCTGGTTTTCCTGTTTCTTCCCGATTATAAAGTCGCAGATAAAATTCCTTGCGTAGTCCGGGCTTATCAGGCTTCTTTCCTCGCTGCATATCCCCGCTTTTATTCCCTTCTTGCATTTTTTTATTATCTTCTGCTCCTTGTCGTTCTGCCGGGTGAATCCGTGTGTCGGCTCGAAGTTCACAAACCAGTACGCGGTAGGCTTCACGAACCAGTCTCCGCGCTCCATTCTGTTCTTGTCGATAAATGTGGGATTCGGGAAGTTCTGCTTTCCAATCAGATAGGACGGCTTTGTCGCAGGATTCTCAATCACCAGCTTCTGGTTGTCGTGCTCCGCAATAAACATCATCTTATAAAGCAATGTGTGAAACAGTGTTCTTTTCTCCAGCCGCTCGATTGCGTCCTTTATCTGCTCTGTCTTTGGCTTGTGCCTGTTGTTCAGGCTTGTAAGCTGATAGTAGGTCATCTGCATTGTTTCAAAGTAAATGCAAGGGAAAAAAGCGATGATAATGTCATCGCTTGACATTCCGTCAAACACAGAAGAACAATTGTTCTGTTCTGTTCTGTTCTGTTCGCGTATGCTTTCTCGATTTCCGCGAACAGGTCTATGACGTGGTCTGTCTCGTTGAAGTGGTTCTGAATATCGTAGTCTTCCGCCGGTATTCCCAGTTTGATAAATTCGTTCTTGAATATTCCGCTCTGCTCGAACAGACAATGCGCCTTTCTTATATCTTTTGCTTCCATACCTCTATAGTCATCCGCGCTACACGTTCTTTCCTGCGATGTTCAGGTATCCGTTCTCGGTTATGCTCTCGCGTGAAAGCTCCTTAAGGTTCATAAAGTCCGGGTCGCTCCGCACAATCCTGTATATTACGTACTCCAGCGCGTCGCAGAATTGGTCGGGGGCTTTCTCTCCCTGTCCTTTCTCCGGCTTTCCGTTCTGGTCGTAAGCGCGCACTTTCAGTGCCTCCGACAGCTCGTCCGTCTCCTTTGCGCTGAACACGTACAGAAGCCCCATTCTGAACAGCTTGTTCACGTAAAAAACACGGTCAAGGATTCTAGGGTTCGCGCTCCCGATTCTGCACTGTATTCCCCAGTCGATAATCTGCTGCTTGTAGCCCTTGATGATTTCCTTTCCCGCGCAGTCAGGAAACCACAGGATCTCGTTCTGCACATACTTTTTCCTCATCTCTTCCGGGGCGTGTCCTATCTCGTCAAAGCTCCAGCCGCACGTTATGTAGAGTTTGCCGTCCTTTTTTATTACCGCCGCCGCCTTTGAGAATCCGCTGTTAAGGTCCTGACCTATCATCACGGTGTATTCCGCTCCAACCTCGAACGGCTTTATGCGGTGCTTCTGCTCATCGTATTCAGGATAGACGCGTCCTGCCATAAGGTTCACAAACATTCCCTCAAGATACGCCATTCGCTCGTTGTCGTCGTAGATAGCATAAAGGTTCTTCACGTATGCCGGGTCAAGGCTTGTGTTGTTCCGTGTGAGCCCACGCACAAGGCAATAGCGCAGCCTGTCGCGCCGGAGCTTCTGGACAATCTTGTAAAGCCCCCGGTAGCCGTGGACGGTAGAGAAGTACATTATGAACGGCTTACGTCCGTCAGGCAGTGTGATTCGCGTTCGCTCTGATAGTGCCTTGTGCGCTTCAATCGCTTTCATCTCCGCCAGCTCGTCTATCTCATCGCACAGGCAGATGTTTATGTTCGGGCCGTATATGTCTGTCGGTTGCCCTGTGGCTATCAACAGAAAGCGTATTGTTCCGATTGTTATTATGTTGTCCTGCTGATTATACATGAATGGAGAATTTGTTTTCTTGAGTATTTTCTCCAGGTCAAGAATTACAGTTTTTTTTAGAAGAGTTATTGTCGTTGAGCAAAGTCCGACTGTAACGTCCTTGCCGCTGTACCGCTTGCACAGGTATATAATCATCAGCACAATAGAGAACGACTTTCCGCAGCCGTAGCCTCCGCACAGGAAAAAATAGGAGATGTCCGGGAAAGCCTGCGGAGCCGACACAATCTGCCTCTGGTGAATGAACGGTTTTATTTCCTCATTCTTCTGAATCTGATCTTTCGCCATATTCCGGGATTTCCACCATTGGAGAATTTTCCAGCTGTTCGCCGGTCATTGCATCGCCTGTTATGTTGATGTTGAGCGGGTCGGCGTTGTCAATCTTGATTGTCGGGATAGTCTCATAGCCACGCGCTCTGCCTCTTGTTGAAAGCGAATACTTAATCGCCCACGCCTCTTTGTTGATTACAGCCTGCAGAAGTCCGTCCTCTGCGAAGTCTAACAGAGTTTCCTTTTCATCTTTGTATTTCGCTTCTGTTTCTTTCCAGCGGTGGATTGCGTTCTCGACTGTGTGCCATTCTGCTTTTATTCCGTGCGCCTCAAGGTGGCGGCGTACCTTTGATATGTTGCCCTGCGAATTTGCGAGGGCTTCCAGAAGAGCGTCTTTCGTCAGCTTTATGTTCATGATTCCCCCCTTGAATGTCGTTTGTAGTTTTGTATAGTGTTAACAATAAACGATTTTTATACGCTTTAATCGTCCGCCATTTTTAATTCCATAACTTCATATGTATAGTTTTTTTTATTTTATCATCTCCCAATGCCCTTTATGTTCATCTTCATAACAGTCTTCACCTGCATCATAATCAACCCATTTCATTTTCCTCCTCCTTTAAGGCTTCCTTAATAACCTTATTCAATTTCCTACAACAGTCGACGCAGATTTCTTTACGCTCAACTCTCACAGGGTATCCACAT